CGCGCTCTCCTCGGAGGTGCCCGCGCCGAGCATCGGCAGGGAGGCCGCGGTCTGGCGGAACAGGCCCTGAAGGAAGTCGTCGAGCATCTCTTCGCCGAGGTCGGTGAACGTCGGCCTGACGCTGATGTGGGCGCCGCCCGGGTTCTGCGTCATACCGGGGATGGCCTCGCCGGTGACGTCCACGGCTTCACCGGTCTTCTTGTTCCACCGGGCGCGCTTGAGGACCGCCTTCAGGAAGGAGTCGCGGACGACCCACTCGGTCTCGCCCTTCTCATCCGCCCATTCAAAGAACGCGTCCGCGTCGGTGATCTCGAAGAACGGCTTCCTGACGCTCTCGGTGAACGTGGCGGCCCGGACCCCATCGACGTCGGCGGTGGTGGACAGGATGCCGGCGTTGTCGCGGATGTACTCGGCGTTGGCGTCGATGACCGGCTGGCAGATGCCCTTCCAGAAGGCCAACACGCGGTAGGCCATCGCGGCGCTCATCGCCAGCTCCTGGGGGGACGGCTCGGGCGGCGTCTCCGTGGACGCGCTCGGCTTCTCCTGGGACATGTACGTCGCACCCTTTCTGGTGTGCCGGTCGGTTGGACCGGCTTCGGAGCGGTGGCCTGCTGCCGGTGGTCACTCGCCCTATGGACGGAGTGAGACCCGAAAGCGTTACAACAGACCCGGTGCGGCTGTTCGCTCGTACAGCCACAATCGCCGACTGTACACCAGGTCAAAGGATCTTCGCCAGAGTCTGAACCCGAGACAGAAACCCGCGTGGCGACCTACGTTGCGCCCGCTTGGAGTGAGCCCGGCGGAACGCGCAACCGCCGACGCACACCCCGGGCACCGACGCCGTCTCGTCCGGACTCGTGAGACGACGTCGGCCAGGGAAGCGGCCGGACGGTCCGGCCATGACGGCATGTCCCGGTAGCGAGCCGGGATGCCGCGGTAAAAGTCCGCGGGCTCGCTGACCGCCGGCCGCTTCCCACCCCTCTCACTGACCGGCGCGGCAGGAGCAGCACATGCCACTTGAGGCACCCCGCTACATCACGTACATCCCGCTCACGGACCTGCCACCGGACCCGGCCAACCCGCGCAAGCACGAGCTTGAGCGGATCATCGCGAGCATCAAGGAGCACGGGTTCATCAACACCCCGGTCGTGGACGAGCGCACCGGCCTGACGATCGCCGGTCACGGCCGCCGCTCGGCGCTGATCGAGATGCAGGTGCGCGGCGAGTCCATCCCCGATGGGCTGCTGACCGACGACGACAGCGGGTGGCTGGTCCCGGTGACCCGCGGCTGGTCCTCCAAGAGCGACCGTGAGGCGCGCGCCGTGCTCATCCTCCTCAACCGGCTGGAGGAAGCGGGCGGCTGGTACCCGGGTGCGCTCGCCGAGATCCTCGAAGACCTCGCCACGAGCGACGCGGACCTGTTCGACTCCCTTTGCTACACCGACGCCGAGATGGAGCAGCTGCTCCGCGAGGTCGATCCCGAGAAGCTGCCCCAGGGCCCCGCAGGCGACGAGAGCGCCGAGGAACGGCAGGGCCTGGACGACGACTTCGGAGGCGACGGATTTGCCGACAGCGGCGACAACGAGCGCTCCGCGAGCGCGTGCTGCCCCGCCTGCGGGCACCTGTTCACGCCGGGACAGTAACCGGCTGATCATCTACGTTCCGCGCCATGCCTCGTCGTAAGCACCGCCGCAAACACGCCACCCCGGCGCGCGCGCGACTGATGACGCCGGAGGTTGAGGCACGCCTGATCGAGGCGAGCCGCGCAGGCCTCGCCATCGACCTGGCCGCGGTCAACGCGGGCATCTCCCGGGCGACGTTCCTGCGATGGATGGCCTACGGGCGCACCGAGGCGATCGACCGCGCCGCCGGAGAGGACCCGGACCCCGAGCTCGACCACTTCGTGGAGTTCTACGAGAAGGTCGAGCGGGCTCGCGCTACCGCTGCCCTGGCCGCCGCCATGGACATCCGCAGGGCCAGCCGAGGCGGCATCGTCACCACCCACCGCAAATTCGATCCGCACTCGGGCAAGGTGCTGGAGGAGACCATCACCACGCCTCCGGACTGGCGGGCGGCTGCTTGGTACCTGGAGCGGCAGCACCGCAGGCAGTACGGCAAGGAAGACCACCTGGAGGTCGAGCTGACCGGCGCGGCCGGCGGCCCGCTCCAGGTCGAACAGACCGGCCCGGCCGCGGATCTGGCGACCCGTCTCGCCGAGACTCTGCACGTTCTCCAGTACCCCGCCGACGAGCAGGACGGCCTGGTCGACGGGCCCGATCCGGACGGCCAGTGAGCCCGGGACGTTAACCCCTCCGGCTCGCCACCGTGCTCCTCCCAGCCCCCAGCACCGGAGGAAGCACGCCATGGCCACCACCCTGTACCCGGGCGCGATCCGCGGGTCGCACTACTACGGCGACACGTACGAGGGCGACCTGATGGACCCCAACGTCCTCGGGCTGCATACCACCGAGGGGACCGGCGTCGTCTCCTACAGCAACGGCGCCGAGGCCCCGAACCTCACGGCGCAGCCCAACTGCAAGACGAAGAAGTTCGACGTCTACCAGCATTTCCTGCTGAACCGCTCGGCGCGAGCTCTGGTCAATCTCCCCGGCGGAGTCGAGACGAACACCTGCAACGTGATCCAGCTCGAATTGGTGGGCACGTGCGACCCGAAGCACAAGGCGACGTGGGGCAAGCTGAAGGCCGGGGTGGATTACATCTACTGGCCGGACGCTCCCGAGTGGTGCTACGACGCGCTCGCCGAGCTCATCGCGTGGATGCACCAGCACTTCGACATCCCGCTGTCGGGCCCGTCGGAGTGGCTGCCCTACCCGTCCTCGTACGGCAAGACGTCCGCGCGCATGACCTTCGCCGAGTGGGAGGCATTCAAGGGCATCTGCGGCCACATGCATGCCCCGGAGAACGTCCACGGCGACCCCGGGAGCATTCCGTTCGCCAAGATCCTGGCCAAGGCCAAGGCGATCGTCGCCAAGGCCACGGGCGGCTCGACAGGGGGCGGCTCGACCACCAAGCCCGCCCCCAAGCCGACCGCGCCCCCGGCGTTCCCCGGCCGCGACAAGTTCGGCCCGGGCAAGAAGAACAAGTACATCAAGCAGCTCGGTGAGCGCCTGGTGAAGAAGGGGTTCGGCCACCACTACCGTGTCGGGCCGTCCGAGCAGTGGGGCGAGTCCGACCGCCTGAACGTGCGGGACTTCCAGAACTCCCGCAAGGAGCTGCGTGGCGACGCCGACGGGATGGTCGGACCCCTCACATGGCGCATCCTGTTCTCCTGACCCTCACCGCCGGCCCGCATCCCGCGGGCCGGACCTCACCCTGAAAGGCCACCTGTGGCAGGCGAGACCGTCATTACCGTCGTCGGCAACCTGGTCGATGACCCTGAGCTGCGGTTCACCCCCTCCGGTGCCGCGGTCGCGAAGTTCCGCATCGCGTCCACCCCGCGCACCTTCGACCGGCAGACCAACGAGTGGAAGGACGGCGAGAGCCTGTTCCTGACCTGCTCGGTGTGGCGGCAGGCTGCGGAGAACGTCGCTGAGTCGCTCCAGCGGGGCATGCGCGTCATCGTGCAGGGCCGTCTGAAGCAGCGCTCTTACGACGACCGTGAGGGCGTCAAGCGCACCGTGTACGAGCTCGACGTGGACGAGGTCGGCGCGAGCCTGCGCAACGCCACGGCGAAGGTGACCAAGACCGGTAGCAGCGCGCAGCGTTCGCAGCCGCAGGCAGGCCAGGCCCAGAGGCAGGGGCAGGGGCAGGGTGCAGACGACCCGTGGGCGACGGGGGCGCCGCCGTCCTACGGCGAGGAGCCTCCGTTCTGATCGACTGCCCAGCAACGCTGAGGGGCCCCGGACCAACGTCCGGGGCCCCTCGCGCTGTTCAGGCTGCCACGGTCCAGGCGGAATCCAGGATGAGCAGGTCATCCCCCTGCCCGGCGTCGTCCTGGCCCTGGTTGTTGCCGTCGTCCTGCTTGGCCTGCCCGGGCGGCGGCGTGTCCTCGTGCTGGTCCTGGCCGGGCGGCACGTGGGTGTCGTCCACGTTGGTCGAGTCGTCCGCCGGCGGCGTGCTCGGGTCGCCCGTCTCGGGGGCGCTCGGTACCGGCGTCGGGTCCTGAGCGGCCGGGTCGGACGGGGCCGTGTCCGCGGGCGGCGGCGTCGGGTCGGACGGCGCCGGGTCCGCGGGCGCCGGATCAGACGGGGCCGGGTCGGACGGGGCCGTGTCCGCGGGCGGCGGCGTCGGGTCGGAC